GCATGAGCCCCGCAGTTTTCCTATCGTTAGTTGGAACTTTCGAGCTAAGCAAGGAAGCCCGAGCCGCCTTGTTAGAGCGTTGGCACCGAGGGCTTTGCTGGAAGCCGCTAGCCTTGCCTATTGAAGGCTTAGAGGGGGCTGTCAAGGCGGCGAAGCCAGGCAAATCAGATGTGGAGGTTGCTATATTCTTGCTAGAGAATAAGCAGCCTTTGCTTAGAGTGCAGGCATTCCACAAAGAAACTTCTGCGGCTAACCTCGACAGTTTAAACTACATGAAACAGCAAGGAATCATTCCCAGGTTAGGCGGGAAACCTTTACCGCTTAGCTCAGTAGCCATTGGGCTATAGTAGCTCGTTAAACCCCTGGAAGGAGGGTTAGTTTTCATGGCTAGCGTAATACCCCACCGTCCCAGCGAGTCCCAGCTTAGGCAGGTTCTCGCGAAAGACAGCGACAGTTGGACAACGCAATGGGTATTAGATACTGAAACAGACGGCTTGGAAGTTATCGGGGAAGACTCCCCTTGCCAAGCCTACTGGATTGGGTTGATGCCGCTAGGCAGTCGGCATGTATTTATCCTCACTCGCGACGAGTTTGAAGAGTGGGACCTTCGCCCAATCATAGAAAGCCTACGCCTGGTTGGGCACAATCTTCGCTTCGATCTTCACGCCTTGGACTTGCAGCCTAAGAAGCCGTGGGTAGACACGATGGTAGCGGCCTACTATTGTCACACTACCGGGCGGCATAGCATGGATCACATAGCGAAGGTCAAGGGTTGGTCTAAGATACCTACGCCCGAGGCGCTTAAACAAGGCAAGATTCACGAACTACCAGAGGCCGACTTGATTGCCTACTTGGCGGACGATTGCCTGACGACCGCCAAAATGGCCAAGACCTTGCAGGTAGAGCAGGCTCAGGAAGACTACAAAGTAGAGCAGGCCGTCTATCAGATGGAGCGCAGAGGGATGCGCCTATTACCCGACAGGCTAGACGCAGTTAGCGTTCAGCTAGATGAGATGATTGCGGCCAGCGAGGAGCCGCTGCGTGCCGAAGGTATGATAGGCAACCTGAACTCCCCGATTCAAGTTAGCGAATGGCTTATCGGAGCGGGACGGCGGCTGCCGTATACCGCAGGAGGTAAACCTAGCACTAGCAAAATCGTGCTGCAAAAGATGGCCGATGTGGGGGACCCTCTAGCCCAGAAGCTGATTGATTGGCGACGGCTGATTAAGTTGCGAACCGGCTTCATTGAGCCGCTACCTAAGCTAGCGCAGTTTGGAATCCTCTACCCTCAGACTAGAACTACACGAACTGCCACAGGGCGGTTCGCTTGTCACTCCCCGAATCTCCAGCAGATTCCAAAGAGGGGCCCGATAGGTAAGGCTATCCGGAGTTGTCTAACTTCGAGAGACCGGGATGGGGTCACTGCTTGTGACTTCTCGCAGGTAGAACTCCGGGTAGCCGCTTCCTTTGCCGAGGAGCCTGTCCTACTCGAAGCGTTTGCTGCTGGCGGCTGCCCGCATACAGAGGTAGCAGCTAAGATGTTCGGTAAGCAGCCCGAGAGCATTACGCCGCATGAGAGGTTTAAAGCGAAGGCAGTAAACTTCGGCATCTTGAATGGGATGGGCGCAAAGCGACTAGCCTTAGAACTCAAGACTGACAAGGCAGAGGCCAGCAAGTTTCTATCAGACTACCGCCGCAACCTTCCAGCCCTCCATTCTTGGATGGAGAAGGTTTGGCAGGAAGCGGAGACTTACCGGCTAGCTCGAACTGTAGCTGGCCGCACTCGAATATTTGGGGGCTTCGATAAAACTAGGCCAGCAATCAGCGTCATAGTTCAAGGCTCGGCAGCCGAACTCATGCGGGCCGCGCTGGTTGCCGTAGAAGATGCGGGTCTAAACCCCATCCTTTCAGTCCACGACGAAATCTTGGTAGGCGGGACAGGCCAGGGCGAAGAACTTAAAGAAATCATGGAAGCAGCTGCCGATAATGCCTATGCTTCCACCTTCGCCAATATCACATTCCCGGCCTCCTACGAAAGCGGAGAAACTTGGGGCGATGTCTGACCAATCCGAACAATCAATCGCCAATCTGATCGACCAGCGCGTAAGAGATGCGCTGTCCGAGATGGGCGACCGTCCACCCAGGGATAAAGAGGCCCTGGCTGGGACCGTAGAAAAGCTGCTGCGGGCTAAGCCTATGGCTGCCGATCACGGTCTCGACCTCTTAGCGCTACTCAAAAACCTAGACCGAGGCCCTAAGCCTCTAGAGGATTCCAATGAGTGAAGAGTTTGATCCCGACGCCATCCTTAATGACTCCCTCACCGAAGCGGAGTACGAGGGCAAGCGTCCCATGACCCCGGAAGGGGCCTACCCCGAAAGCACCGTTACGGATGTCCGTGCGTTTGAACCGCACGAAAAGTCCAGAGAGAAGGGTGTTGAGGCACGGCTTCTGGTTTCCTTCGACTGCTCAAGCAGCGATGTGGACCTGTCTACCTGGGTCAACTACAAGCGACCTTTGAATGCCAGAGCAACATACGCCAAGTTGCTCAAGGCAGTTTGGCCCGATACCGATGCAGCCAAGGGCAAGACGCCCCGGGACCTGATCGGCGAGACGGTCAACATCAATGTCTTCCATGAGGAAGGCGACTTTGGGGAGTGGGCCGAATTCCGGTTTACTCCGGCAAACTGAGCAAGTAAAGGGAGTCCAGGGACCGCAACCTGGGCTCCCCCTTATCGGAGTTTTTGATGAGCCGTGAAATGGATGTGGTATACGACCCGGAGATTGTTCAGGCGGGCGGTTGCTTTTTCCTATACCTTCGCGATAGCAGCGGTGCCCGGTTTATCCGGGTAAACAATATCCTGTCTATCGTCCCCAACTTCCGCCTTGGTGGCTCCATGATCTTCATTGGAGGCGCAGACAAGGCAATTACCGTGGAGCATGAGCCCCACGAAATCCGAGAATCCCTACCTGACGAGGTTTAAATGAGCGTTAACGGTTTCCTGCCGCCCCCGGAGAAGACCTACCCTGACTGGTCGCGGTTCCTGAAAGATATTTGGATGCACGGCATGGCCGTATCCAACATTGACCCCGAGAAAGCGGCGAACCACATTGACTCCGCTGCTAACTCGATTCTTGAGGTGTTTACACGCCGAAACGAGGCGAAGACAATCCGGCCCTCGTTTGGGCTAGCCTGCGCCCGGCAGACTTACTACAGCGTCCAAGGGGAGGATTCGGGGAAGATGCCCGACCATATTGGAAGCACCTTTGCGGTGGGACACTTGCTCCATGAGTTGTCCTACGCTGCCGTGGAATCTGCAATACCTCCTGGGTTCCTGGTTGAAACTGAGGTCCCGGTAAACTTGCCTAAGTGGTGGCCTAGCGACACCGGGAAGTTCAACCAGAGGGGCCATGTAGACATGCTTATCAAGCACGATACGCACATGGAGGCTGGGTTGAGGCTGCCGTACCTGGACTCTGACCAACCTCATACCATGCTCATTGACTTCAAGACAATGGGAGGTTTCTCCTACAAGAAGCATGGCAAAACTGTATGGGGCGAAGACCCAGACGCCTTCGGGTACCTGGCTCAACTAGCCGTATACGCTGACGCGCTTGGCGTGATAGATACCGGAGCAATCATCGCAGGCATCAACCGCGACTCGCTAACCCAGCCGTTGTCCCCACGATTCATCGAGCCAGCAGCCCTGAAAGCAGAGCTAGACCGGGTGAAGATCGCTATTGAAATGGCGGTTGAAGCCTCTGACCCAGGAGAGGAGTTTCTAGTACGACATGGTAAAGACGCCTATTTCCAATGCGGGCGAGGGGGACGACCAGGATACTGCCCCTTCAAAGAAGTCTGCAAAGACAACCCAACCCGAGAAGACTTCGAGTGAGGAGGAAGCAAAACTCTATCTCATCAACGAGATGGAGAAGTTGCCTGACCTAGACTTGGTGAAGATTGGGCTGGCAGCTATGGCTATCCTGCATCAAAGGGCAACAGCCTTTTCTGAGGTTACAGGCTAGTGGCTAGCGTGCAAGAAATGATTACAGAGCGGGGGGCTGCCTACGGGCCTCCCGCCGAGAACCATGCTAGAACAGCCCGCTTCTGGTCTGCGTACATGCGCAATCGCGGCTATGAGTTTAAACCGCTCACCGCCGACGATGTTTGCTTCTTCAACCTGCTCCAGAAAATCTCACGCTGCATGGGTGAGGCCGGTCCTAGCAAAGATACCCTGCAAGATATTCAGGGGTTTGCTGAGAATCTGCTCATCATGCACGACATGGTAGAGTGAAGGTATCGGTGTTTACACCGGCTGCTCAACGGCCCGAGGCGCTACGCCTATGCAGGCGTTTCGTGGCCAAGCAGACCTACCCAATCCATGAACACATCATCCAGCGTGGCGGCACCTTGGCCGAAAACCTCATAGTAGGGCTGCCCAAGGTTACAGGCGAGGCCGTTGTTATCTTTGAGGACGATGATTACTACACAAGGCGCTGGGTAGAGTGGTGTGCAGGAGCGCTTGAAAGGCATCAGGCAGCCGGGGATGGCCATACCCACTACTATCACCTACGCACAGGCGGGTACCGTAGAGGACCCGCCCGCAAGAATACAGCGTCTCTTTGCTGTACCGCATTCCGCACGGAGCAGATTCCACGACTGATTGAAGAGTGCTACAGGAACCACCTGATCGACCACCGCTTTTGGGATAGTTTAAACGAGGCCGGTGTTCCCGTGAAAATACGGCAGGATGCGACCCCTATGGTTGTCGGCATAAAGGGGCTACCTGGAACGCCCGGTATGGGGAAGGGCCACCGAGCCTCCCACTACGCTAGCCATAGCACAATAGATAACCTACAGACCAGGGTGATACTTCGCCTGTTGGTGGGCGAGGACCTGTCTCGACAGTACCTAGAGCTAATGCCATGAAGATTGTTAACCACAACGATACCGACCGCTGCGCCGTCGCCCGGTGCAGGCAGGAGCCAGAGATTACATACCTAGCGGGCGCAACTCCGGCCAACCCAAAGCATCCTATATCCTTCTGCCCCAAGCACCACAAAGAGTTTTCTGCCCGGGAGGATTCAAGCCACCGTGCATAAGCAATCTAGCGTAGGGATGACTTGCCCTAGCTGTGGAAGCAGGAGGGTATTCGTCGTAGATACTAACGCAGACCAGGCCCGTCTGAGCGTTCGGAGACGCCGGGCTTGCCGCCTTTGCCTGTTCCGCTGGAACACCGTCGAGGTTGACGAGGATACGCTCAGGAACCTGGAGAAGCTCTATCAGGCATCCGAGCAATCGCCACCCGGATAGGGGTGGCCGCAGTTTGCGCAAGGCTGTTTAACCCCACAAGCCGCCTTTTTATTTTGCGGCATGCCGCAGTTCAGGCATGTAGGTTTATCCTCGTCTTTGATTAAAGGCGGGAAACCTGTGGCGTTTTGAGTCGGGGTCGGGCTAGGCGGGGTGGTCGGCGGCTTCATCGGCTAGTTCTCTCAGTTCCTTTAGGTATTTTCCGGCTCGCACATGTAGTCTATCAAGTTCGCGGTGAATCTCTTTGTAAGCTCCCGTTCTAGTTACGCTAAATAGCGTCTCGCCGTAACTCGCGCTCGTTGGGGAGGTGGCGACTCTGGCGAATAAATCCCGCTCTAGCTCTACTAGCAAAACAAACTCTTTGTGCCGGGCAAAGGCCAGCGCCGACGAGATAAGTGTAACTTCGGGATCAGCAGAATCGAGGCCGAACCTTTTTGCATAGTGCTTGGAGAGGTCCAAGGTGGTCTTCTGGACAATCGCCAGACCTTCAATATCGCCAAAGCGCTCTTTGGCCATCTCCTCTACAGTAGGAAGGCGGCTCAACTCCGCTCCCTCACTTTTGGGACTGACCGGCAGTTCCATCCTCCCCTCCCTTCATCTGTTTATACGAAGCTCGTTGCTGCTCTTGCACCGCTGTAGCTGCCTGAAAACTAGGGATCAGAACACAATCTACATGAGTATAGCCCAACTCTTTAATTGCGGCTAGTCTGTTGCTGCCACCCCATATTGTATTCAAGATAGGCTTATCAGGCGCTTCATCCCACTGTGGGGGTACAATCCACCGCTCCCCTCGGCGGTGCGAAAAGTATCGCAAGGCATCTTCCCGGGGCAGTCGGACTACAATAAGGGGGTTCATCAGTCCCGCATCCGCTATGGACCCTTTAACCTCTTCGGTAAAGATCGGGACAGTGCAAACGGGGGCCCACAAAGACTCAATAGGCATGGACCGTACCTCAAAGGAGGAGATAGATACTCCCCTATAAGACATACGGCTGCTCCGGTTATTAAGCCGTAACGCACTCATTGAGTTGAGTTTTGTATTTAGCTGCATGGATAGTTACTTTTAGCTGCGTCAGCAAATCGAAGCGAGCCCGGCTGAACTGACGGTTCGGGAGTAGGTGGCGCTGCAAGCTCCGGATAACCTCTTCTTCGTCTAAGCTATCATAGCTCGTTGCAAGAACCTGCTGCTCGGTATCCTTAATGTCCTGGTGGGTTGCGTATAAACCATCTAAAAGAGCGATTAGCTCTCGCGGCTCTGGGACGCAACCGAGATCAAGGGCGGATATAGTTACATCCGTCACCGGGCGTTCTATCAGAGCAAAGCGGGCCTCCGGAAACTCGGCCTTCAACTCCGCGTACCGCCAGCCGCTTGAGCTATCGGAAGTTCCGATATAGTCCAGCTGCTTGTCGGGGTCCAGGGCGAGAAGATACGCTCTAAGATCCGCTGCCGTTCTAGCGAATCGCCAGGCATCGTGCATGCAAAGGCTAGTGTCAGTCGTTAGCCAGTTAGCTAGCCAGGCAGTACGAGACCGAGGCAGGCCCAGCACGAAGAAGAACTCCGGACTATTCTTTGTTTGCATCGGGGATAAGGTCGCTAAACATTAGCGCCGCAGCAAGTGTGGCATCGTTTTCGTGGGAGGTTTTGCCCACAACGCCGTCTCTAGACAGGCGCTTGACCGCAGCTTTTACATCAGACTTCTTAGGCATGTATTTACGAGACCAAGGAATCTGGAGAACGCGGCTGACGGCTCGTTTAAGTGAAATCGGGGAGGCGTGTCTAAACGGTATATCGTGCGCGTATGCCCAGGAAACAATGATTGAGGAGACGGCCCAGAGAAATGCCGTCGTTTTAATCTGACCCATGATAAAGGGCGGTGTCTCACTTGCTATCGCCTCGATTCCGTACTCTTCGTGGAGCCGCGTAAGCTCGGGCCAAAGGAACTTAGTGAACATGAGCGGGGCCGTCGCTTTTCCCACAGACATATTCTCAGAGAACAGCACTTCAAGCCGAGTGCTGTGCTCCTGAAACTTAACAATGCTAAGCCCCAGGTTCCGGTATCCGGGGTCTACGCCAAGTACAATCATCTGGCCCTCCCTCGTTGGTTCATTCTCGCAAGATGTTTAAAGATATGGTCGCGCTGTCTAACCACTTCTTTTGTTAGACCAGGCCCGCCCGGCGACCCAATTGTGCCTATAAATTGTAGCGCAAGCTCGGCGCGTTTTTGCTTTATATGCAAATAGGGGAGTAGGCTAAATAGTATTGGACCGGCGCTGGTCCCCGATACCGACCAGCGCCAAAGCGATCTATGGTGCCTGGGGGCGTTGCGATTAGATAGAGAAACACCACCACCAAGTTCTGCAACTAGCCAATCAATGATATCCTTATCGCAATTAGAAACGCCAAGCCGAACGGTATAGGTCGGGCGAGTGGGGGACCGAGAAGAAAACCCACGGGTAACTGTGATAGCGCCGTCCGCATCTACAAAACCGGCAAGATAGGCCCACTCCTGCTCATTCACGAAGTTCCCCGCCAGCGGTTGAGGGCGCGTCCAAACAGTTCTTTGGGCGAGGGCGCGGCCCACGCCAAAAGCCAGAGGAGTGCGGCCACAAACGCCAACCAAATCGCTTGGTCTAACAGCTTACCCAGAAGGCCCCAGACCGTTTCGGGCTGTGCAGCGGGCACACTATCAACGGTAGTCTCGGCCAAGAGGAAGCCGCCAGCAGCGCCAGCCGCTGCGCCAGCAGGACCGGCCAGGGCCGCGCCTCCCAAGGCTCCCGCAGACGCACCTCCTAGGCGAGTCAAGGTAGCGCACCCGGCGAGCAGGGGGACGACAGACGCACAACGGCATAGCAGAAGTCTCATTCCTCTTGCTCCTTAACGGTTGTTTCGAGAACTGTCATTCGATGCTCGATTTCCAACATAAATGCGGCTAGCGATTGATCCCTAGTCCTATTCTCATTGTCGATACTTTCTACCTTTGCCCACAAGGTAGTCAGCAAGAACATCGTTATCGCCAGTAGCGTGCGGCTTACGAGGGTGAATAGCCGTTCCTCAAGCGGCGTTCGCGGTTGGTCTTGATCGGCCATTAGTCAAACGCCTGGTCCTTATGGTTTGCGGCCATCGCCTTTAGTGTCTCACCAAGCATTCTTGCGTTGTCGATGTACTTTTTCCGCCTACCCGGATCATC